GGAATAGATGCTGTTTGGAATCAGATGGCCATAAATCAAAATATCCGGATTGATAATGAAGAGAAAAAAAGACAGTCAGCCATTGACAAATGGTATGAGCAACAGAAAAAAGCGATTATGAGCAGTACAGACGATGAAGAGGAAAGAACAAGGAAGCTTGAAGAGCTAGAGGAAGAGCGGAGGCAAAAAGAGGCTCAGCTCCAGGAAGAAATGGAGCAAAAACGGACTGAGGCAAAAAGAAAGCAAGCTCAGCGTGACAAGGCAGTCGCCCTTATGCAGGCAACGGTAAACACAGCCTCAGCGGTTGTGGAGGCTCTTCCAAATTTAATTCTTGCCGCCCTTGTGGGAGTTATGGGAGCGGCTCAGATCGCGGCCATTGCATCACAGCCTATTCCCCTTGCCAAAGGGACTATTTTTGATAGACCAACATATATGGTTGGAGAGGCAGGGAGAGAAGCCTTGATCCCACTTGATAGTTCGAGAGGGAAAGATATTTTAAGGGAAACTTTCAGGAGTACCAATACTCCCGTTTATTTAACCAATAAAATTATTTTAGGTAAAGATGTATTAAGAAAAGAAGTCATCAAAATCGTTGAAGATGAAACCAGGCTGGGCAGGATGAAGATTGCATCAAAGGCAGTGGTGTAATGGAAAATACTCGAATCATCTATAAGAACTACTGGAGGGACGGGAATATCTATAACTACTCATCCCAGCATCCCCAGCACCCGGCCACAGACTCCCAGGTTGATACCCTTCTTCAGTTCTTCAGGAGCCGGTATGGATCCGGATCCGGAAATGGGCTTTTTATAATCACAGATTCTAGAAAATATATTGATTTTGATGAGGGCGGAGCTGAGCTAACAGCAACGCTGACAACCGGAACTTATAACGGAAATTCCCTTGCAACCGAGATCCAGACCCAGCTCAATGCGGCCGGAGCTCTTACCTATGCAGTTTCATATTCAGAATCCACTGCAAAATTCACGATCTCAGCCAATGGAAATTTCACCATCCGCTGGAATACAGGAACACATAAAGCCAGTGATATATCCGATCTCTGCGGATTCGATGATTCGGCAAATGACACAGGGACGGACACCTATACATCGGATTATCGAAGAATCCATTATCCGGCCTGTTATGTTCCTAACAATTTAGGAGCTGCTTACAGCATAGACTTCCTGGCAATCCTAAACCATAACATTTCATCCGATGCTACCATCAAAGCCATAGGAGCGGATGATGAGGATTTCACCACAAATAAAGTCGAGGAAACGATCACGTATAATGCCAATAATCTTTATTTTTTCTTTGACTCTGCAGAGACCAAACAATACTGGAAAATAGAGATCCAGGATCCTACGAATCCAAATGGTTATATTCAGATAGGTCATATACTTTTAGGGGCTTACGCTGAGTTAAATAAAGCCTATGGCAAAGACTACGATAAAGGAAAAGAGGATCTATCAGAGGAAGAATATTCGGATTCCAATGTTTTATATGGTCAGCAAAAAGAGCCTTTAGATTCCATGACCCTTCCATATAAAGGACTTTCTGATACATCTGTCAGTTCAATCCTGGCCATGTTTGAGGAAGCTGGACGGAGTAAAGCAGTTATTTTCTGTTTTGATTATTCAGATCCGAATGACAACTCTTATTATGTGAGAAATGCAGAGCTTAATAAACCTCAATATAAGCACGTGGATAATTGGAATTGGACAGCCAATCTTGTTGAGGTGGTGTAATGCCATCCCCTGCTACCAATCTGAATATTACAACGATCGATGAAGACCGTCTCGGTCTAAGCTGGACAAACAATCCACCCTATCCTGATTTTTACGATTCCATAGAGATATGGAGAGCTCAAGGCGGCGATTCTGGCCACTCAAAAATCAAGACTCTAAGCGGATCTCAATCTTCTTATACTGATCCTTATGCGTATCCGTCAGAAAAACTCATAGACGGGACAAGATATTATTATTTCATCCGGGCTTATTATGCAGGGGAATACGCTGATTCGAGCCATGAGTATGGCGAAACGGAACTTCCTGCCCCCAGCGGTCTTTCTGTCACTATAATTAATCCGAATAAAATCACATTAAACTGGACCAATAACTCAAGTGTCTATGACTGGATTTTAATAGAACGAAAAGAAACCTGTCCAGGATCCACGAGTTGGTCACAAGTCGGAGGCCCTTCCGGTGGGAACGAAAGCTGGAATGATACCACCGTTAAAGACGGCCGGACCTATGAATACAGGATAAGAGGGAAAAGAGGGACCATATATTCAAGTTATTCCGGGACGGATTCCGGAACAACGAATTTGCGGAAACCAGGAAATCTCAATGGTCAATCAGCCAATGACGGGACTTATGTAGACCTAACCTGGACTGATAATTCAGAGACTGAAAACGGAGTAGAAATATATCGAAATGGAGTTAAGGTCCATACAACAGGAGAGAACGAAACATCCTGGAGAGATACAGGGGTCAGTCCAAAAACGACTTATTATTATAAGGCCCGGGCTATAGGGCCCTGTAATGACAGCGCCTATACAGCAGAAATCGAAGTCTATACGGATGCTCCCCCAAATGCTGCGGATGGATTGGAAGCTGAAGCTGCAGGAACAGATAAAGTCGATCTATCCTGGAACGACAATTCAGACGATGAGCTGGGCTTTAAGATTGAAGAAAAAGTGGGAGCCGGCTCTTTCAGTCAGATCGATACAGTGGGGCCCAATGAAACAAGCTATCAAAGAACAGGGCTTTCCCCGGGAACTAATTATACTTATCGAGTAAGGGCCTACAATGCGGCCGGGAACTCTGATTATTCTAATGAAGCCGAAGTTACGACTCAATCAAACATCTCAAAGCCAACCAATCCGGCAGCCACTCCGGTATCAGATACTGAAGTAGAAATAACTTTCCAGGATAATTCTTCTGAAGAAGATGATCACCGGCTGGAGAGAAAACCGGATGGAGGATCTTATTCGGAAATAAAAACTCTCGAACCGAATCGGACATATTATAAGGATACCGGACTCACGAAGGGCCAGAAATACTGGTATAGAGTCCGGGCAAAACAAGGAGCCAATTATTCGGATTATTCTGACGAAGTCTCGGCAACCACGATATCAGAACCCTCAGCGCCTTCTGATCTTGCAGCAGGAGCCGAATCAGACGAAAAAATAAGGCTTACTTATAGCGGTGTTGATAACGAAACAGGTTATAAAATAGAGAAATCAGATAATGAAGGGGTGGACTGGGATGAGATCGCGGTCATAGGAGCTGATATTGAGGAGTTTCTTGTCACCGGATTAAATCCAAACACCCGGTATGATTTCAGGATCCGGGCCTATAATGCGGCCGGCAATTCCAGCTACTCGAACACAGCCTACGCCACAACAGATGCGGAGTATGAACGCACACCTTTTGAAGTGCTCTGCAGGAATCCAAATGCAGAGCTTGTTTTCCTGGCTGAAGTGAATCCTAAAATGACGGTCCAAGGATTCAGTCTTGTGAGCGGAAAGACATATACTTATGAATATACGATCACAGAAAGAGGGATTGATATTGATGAGGTCCTGGAAAATGGGACCGCTTATACAGAGAAAAGCTCTATAACGGAAGTTGAATCAAATGCCTCTTCTTTTTATTGTGATTATTATAACCGGAAGCTTTATATCCATACTTCAGACGGATCCGCGCCGAGTAATTTCTATATCGAAGCAGGTTTCTGGCTTTATTTTTCGACATATCAAACAAAGGACGGGGATATAATCTTTAATGGAAATTATTATTTTCCTTACCTTGATCTGGCTAATATTCCGGATATAAAACAATCGATTAAAAGGCTCTTTGAAGGAAGCACAAAGCTTTCATCCGGGAACCTGGTTGTAAGAAATCCGAGACAAGGAAACGGGGAATATTTCTTTGATAAAATATTCGAAAAATATAAATGGATTAATAGACGTGTAAGGTTAAAAGCTGGCGGTAAGAATTTCACGTATCCTCAATTTAAGACTATTTATACTGGTTTGATAGGGAGTAAAGCCTGTGAGGATAGGCAGGCTACCTTTGGGCTTGAGGATATGAGAGAGGGATTATCCCGGCAGCTGCCGATCAATAAATACTGGCAATCAAATTATTCAGGCCTGGTTGATACAGAACAGGGCAGGCCGATTCCAATGCTTTTTGGCAGCATCGCTAAAGCGCCTCTTATCCTGATAGATTCAACGAATAAGAAATATAAATTCCACGATGGCCGGGTAAAATCAGTCACAGCTGTCAAGGATAAGGACGGAACGACGCTGACAGAGAACACAGATTATTATGTGGATCTGCAGAACGCGATCATAACATTTGACCGGGATAATTACACTATCGGAGATGATGATTATTTCACCATTGACTTTGAAGGGATCCCGGATTCAGCCGGGAATTTGATACAGAATGGTGCCGATATTTTTAAATATATCCATAATGAATTTTTAGGGCTTTCTAATTCTGAGTTGGATCTGGACTCAATTTATCAAACAAAATACGAAAAAGAAAAGAATCTGAGCATATTCATGCATCTTCAGAAGAGCTCAAATACCTATAGAGAAGAAATTGAGACCTCACTGGAGGCTTATTCTTTCCAGGATGAGGAAGGAAGGATAGGGCTTCGGCCTTTCAGCTCAACTGTTCCTTCAGATGTGAAATACATCGAGAATCATCAAATCTTTGGTTTTAAACAGGAAAAGAAAAAAAGCGATATCATCTATCAAATAAATCTCTTTTACAATGAAAATCCACAGGACCAGAGCTGGAGTGTAAAACAGGGCTCATCTAATACGATTCAGTGGGCCTATAGGATCACAAAGGACATTGATTTATTTGTTCGATTAACAACCGGATCAGAAGTTCAGACTGATCTAAATGCGATCTTGAATGCAATAAATAAAAGCCCCATTACGTTTTCAGTCCGGAATATCCTTTATGGATGCAATGCAGGGGATTTAGTTAAGTTCTCAAGAAACCGTTATTACAACAGCGATGGGTCAGCTACTGAGAAAAGCATAAGGATTATTGAGATTGAGAAAAGTTATTCATCCGGAAGAATGGCTATTGTGGCAGAGGAGGTCTCTTAATGAGTGAACAGGATTTACAATTC